GAAGCAATAATAGTTTTAGAAGTGATTGCGTTAGTTATTTACTTAAATAAATAATTAACACTTTAAATCAGCTATAGGTCTAAGTTCTTTTATATCCACTCTATAAGCAGGGGGTCTATTCGGATAGCCAAAATTAGTGAGTCTGTTCGGTTCTTCCATAGTAAATGGATACCAACCTATTAAACTAAACTCAAAATTACCCTCATCAATAACAAGGACATATTTAGCTTTCTTTTCGTTAGGTCTTATCAAGAGAAAGTTATTAGGTTTTCTTTTCTGTGATCTTATTTCAATGCCTTTTTGCATATCGGTGTCAGTATATCTTGAATATTTATCAGAGTAAGATCCGTTAAAGTATTGATTTTGTGATTTAGCAAAAGCCAACTCTGCACAAGCACCCATAATTCCTAATGATAAAGTCTTTTCATCTGATCCTTTATAGCCATAAGAGAAGCTCTTACCCATTTTAAGGTTTTCTATAAATCTTCTTGTAGCAACATCTGCTGCCATTTGTATTTCAAAAGGTTCTAGTTTTATTTTCATCTGTTGAATATAGTTCTCCAAGTCCAGGATCTTAACATAGATATTACAGTAAATATAATGGCTATGTTAAAACTGTCTAAAAGTGTTGGGTGTAAGTCAAAAAAAGGAAAAATATATAATTGAATTAATGTAGATAATAACAATCCACTTCCAACATCAATCATAGTTTCTATTAAGTTTCTAAAATTCGTCTTTTTCTTCATTATTAAATTCTTTCTGTTCATCTGATTCTTTTTTATCTAAATATTTACCTACATTATCAATTTTCTTTTTCCATATTTTTAAAGAATAGCAATCAGCACAAAGTCTTTTATTACCTAATTCTAATAATCCAGGCATACAACATTGGCTGCACTCTTTAACTTTCTCTCCCATTTCCCTTTTCCAACTGTAAATCATCAATATAAATCATTTAAAAATTTTCTAAGTCTAGGGTTTTGCTTAAATAAAGTATAAAACTCTTCGGCAAGTATGGCTGTTTTTTCTTCCCCTATCTTAATAATTTCTTTCTTATTAGTTACGGCTATAATGTGCCAAAGCTCATGGAATATAGTTTTAGCTAAAATTTTCTTGTTTAGATCGTTTCTAATGTGGAGTGTAAAGTGATTCGGATCATATACAGCAAAACAATCATCTAATTTACACCAATATACTTTGATTTTTTTACCCTTATATTTTATTTGCCTTATACCCATAACCCTAAATAATGTATTTTAAAAATAATTGCAAATTATTTGTATAGGGTATTGACATACTTTGTATAAAAGATTAAAACAAATCAATGCTGATGAAAATCGGAAAAGAATGGAAAGGGATAGAAGAGGGGGGTTGCTTCTCTGCAACGCACTTATCTCCCTCTCAAATTAATAAGCCAGTTGATCAATGGTTTTACGACTATTGTGTTCTTAACGCAGAACAGAGAAAAAAACTCCCCCCTAATATGAAGATGATTTTTGGTGGAATAGTAGGAACTGCTATCCAAGATATGATTGTTCATAAATTAACAGTAAAAGAAGTAATGAAAGGCAAAAAGTGAAATCAATATTAATAGGTATAATGTTTTTAATTTTAGTAGGTTGCAGCCACTCAGTTAAGATTGGCAAAAAATGTACTCCAGGTCATCAAGAATGGAGCTATGTTTGGATTGTAGAAAACAATGGCGACAACATAAGTAAAGAAAACTGTAAGAAAGGTAAGTAATGGCAGATCTAGGATATAACCCAATAAAAATGGAGCTAGAGCATTTAAAAAGAGATTTAGATGAAGCTAGAAGAATAAACCAAACTCATCAAATGATGAATGGTAAGTTACACTTAGAAATCAATAATCTTAAATTTAATGAAAAGAAATTAAAGAATAGAGTTATTGAATTAGAGAAAATAATAAAAGAAAAGGAAACCAATGAACCAAACAACACCCAAGACGAAGACGAAACCATCAACTAGAGAAGAAACCTCTAAAGGTTCTTTTAAAGAAAGATACGCTGAATGTATCAAGAATTTAAAAATTGTACCTACAGTAAGTATTAAAGGTAAAGCATATTCTACAGTTGCTGAAAGACACAGGCATTTAAAAAAATACTTTCCTGAGTCTAAGATAGATGAAGCATTATTATTCCATGATACGGAAAGAGTTATTATAAAAACAACTTTATATATAGCTGATCAACCTTATGCTTCCGGTCATGCAGAAGAATTTAGAAACGCATCTTTTATAAATAAAACAAGTGCAGTTGAGAATTGTGCTAGTTCAGCTTTAGGTAGATGTTTAGCTGCATTCGGATTACATGGTTCAGAATATGCAAGTGCAGATGAGTTAACAGTTGCTTTATTAAGTCAAGGTCAAAGCAAATCACAAGTTTCAATCAAAGATAAAATAAATCAACAAACGACAGAGACAAAGTTGAATAAACTTTATTCAGATTGGGAAAAGGAAAATGACACAATCAAGGAGTCATTTAAAAGTAAACAGCAAAGCATAAAAACCAACGGAGGACAAAATGCAAAAAACTGGTAAAGAAAAAGATTGGGTATTATTTCCTTATGATCCCAACCATGAAATGTCTGTTAAGATAGATTTTTCAGGTAATATGAAATTAGCTAATGGAGTTAAAGGAACTATCTTAGCTAGTAAAGGAACTTCAAAAGATGGCAATACTAAGTTTGTTAGATTGTTTAAACAAGTAGGAGTTTTGTTTAAAGGTGATGAAGGCAAATTTACAGGAGATATAACTGATGTAGAAATCGGTGGTAAGAAAGCTCTTGTAGGTTGGTTAAATGATAAATCTGATAAACCAAATATTTCAGGTTATGCCAATGAACCTGGTGTTAAAGCACCTAATAAGGAAGAAAAATTATCATTCTAATGAATGTAATAGTCATCATAATGCACCTTGTTAATGGATCAGTAGCTGAAGCAACACTATCAGTTACTGCTCCAAAGGTATTTTGTAATGAAGCAATAAAACAAGTAGCCGTATTGAGTACAGAAAAAAGCACAATAACTTATAAAGGTAATAGAGTTTTTCTTTATTACTGCAAAGATAAAAAAGGAAACAATGTCAGATAAAATTACACACTTAAATAAATTAACTAAAGAATTAGAAAAATTATTAAACGATAAACAAGCTCAGTATGGAAGTTTTGATAACACTTCTTTTGCTATGAAAGGTATTCTGGAGGGTATTTTAGCTGCACATAATGGATATAAAGTAAGAGTTCCTAACAATATTTTTGGTTGCTTTATGCAGTTTGTTAAGATTTGGAGAACAATTAGTAACCCAACATATAAAAAAGATACTTACGATGATGTTAATGGTTATAACGAATTAAATAGAAGATTAAAAATAAAGGAAATGGAAAATGACAAATAAAGTACCCATGACACCAGTAATGTTAAAACTATTGAATTTTATTAGAAAATATGTCAAAAAGAACAAATACTATCCAACATTTCAAGAAATGACGGATGGTTTAAATTATAGATCTAAAAATTCTATAACAGTATTGGTAGATAGATTAGTAAAAAGAAACGAACTTAAAAAGCTAAATGGTTACAGGAGGAACATTGAACTCAACGACTAATAAGACTTTTAAAATATTATCAATTTTAAANAAGTGTAGAGAAAAAGGTAAGTACGANTTAGCTATAAAACTAATCAATAAATACAATATTAATAAAAGAAAACTTCAAGAAAACTATTATGATTAAAGTTGAAAAAACAACTTTAATAGAAATGAATGTTGAATTTAAAGAAATTTTTGATGGTGCTACAATAGAAGAAGCTACACAAAAAGCACACAATCAGAAATCGCCTAAAGATGACGCAAAAGTAAATATCGCAAGTCAGCGTTTCCTTAGTGCGAAAATTAAACCGACAAGCGATATAAACAATGACAGTAGAACCAAAACAACTCAAGGATCTACAAGCAAGGGAGGAGAAGCTAGTGCAGAGAATGTATAAATATAAAACTTTATATTTAAAAAACAAAGCTAGACTTCCACAAGTTGCTGAAAAGATCATGGAGTTAAAACAGAAACAAACTAGAATAAGCACATAGTTCTAGTTTACAGTTAAAAGTTGTGTTTTAGGGTTAGGGTATCTTTGTCTAAAAATGAAAGGAAATATGGAAAAGGAACAATTTAACGAAAGCGAAAAACAATTCTATCAAAGACTAGGTAAAGCATTAAGAGATGCAAGAAGAAGAGCAAACAAAAGTCAAAGCCAAGTAGCTCAATCTATTAATGTAACATTTCAACAAGTTCAAAAATATGAGAAAGCTACAAACTTTCCTAAAGAATATAGAACTATGAAAATGGTTGAGAGTTTAGGTAGAGATTATGAAACTTTTAAAAAAGAATATAATGTTTACTCCAGTTAATAATAAACTAAATACTTTAATACCTGATCCTAAAGAGCTTGATGCTTTTAATCACTTTTCTACTATAGTTGAGAAGATGATTGCTAATGGTCATGCAGCACATCAAAGTATTCCAGGATATGATGAATGCAAACCTGAAATAGAATGCTTTAAAATCTTTGAGGGTATTACTATACCTGTTCATGGTTATGCAGACTTAAAAGGTAAAATGATTATTGAGGATAAATGTAAGTTTCCTAGAAGAGGAAGACCAAAGAAAGATGGAACAAGGTCTTGGCTAACAACTAAGCTACCTGAAACTTTACCAGAAACCAATCAGACTCAAGTAGATTTTTACTATTATGCTACTGGCTTACCTATTTATGTTTGTTATATTAATGAAGATACTTTCAAAGTTTTTCATAAGGACAACTGCGAAACTTTACAACCTGAAAGTATGATGTCTAGGTTAGAGTCTTTTAAACAGAAGTGTAAAGTTAGACAAAATCTTTTGAAAATTTCAGACAATCCTAAAGTAATTAAGGATTATATTCAACCTGATTTTAGTCATTTCTTTTGGAAAAATGATTTAGATCCTGATTATTTAGAAGACGCTAAGAAGTTTTGGCAAGGTTAATGCTTGGTGGCAATCAATGCTGTATGCAGTATTCCCCTGATTGCTACCTAGTATTTACCAATCATTAAAAGGAATAGTTTTTCTTTTTATATACTCATCAAAGCAACTCTCTTTACCCTCTGTATGAGTTTCGCAAAATAATTTCTTTTCAGCNTTTATAATCCAACCACCTATCTCAGAATANTGTTCTTTCTTACAAATATGGCATTCACCACATTTCATATTTAATTTAGATTTATTCCAGGTTTTCTTTTTGCCCACCATCACCCCAGTTCTATATGAGAACTACGCCTAAGAATTTCTGTATGCTTTGGCACTTATTGTACTTTTGGCT